GTCCCTCGTGCATGATGACATCGCCATCAAGATGCGCGTGCAACGGGTCGTCTTTCGGAGACACGGGGCGGTAGCCGAGCTTGATGCGGTGATCGAAGTTCGACTTGACCGGATTTCCGTGCTTGTCCTCGACTTCGACCCAATACCGCGACATGCCTTCGCCTGCCGGGGTGTTCAAGGCGTCCATAGTCGCCTGTTTGATCGAAGTCGGACGTTCGCCGTAATCGCGCGTTCCGAGGTCTCTCGGAAGCCGGTTGTTGCTTTGCAGGTTGCGTGCGTTGGACATCTCATCCATTCCTTACTTGCGGCCGATGATCGCGGCGATGAAAGCTTCCGCTTCCTTGCCCGTCTTACCAGAGGCCTTGATCAACGATTTCTGGAAGTCAGAAAGCTCGCGGCTTCCTCCCTCCGGCGCTGCGGACGAAGACCCCGGCGTCAACACTGGAGAGCCGCCTGTCTGCTTCTTCTCCGGAGTCTTGGCCTTGAGCTTCGCCGGGTAGAGGGCCGCCATGCTTTCCTCGACGAGACGGTAATACTCGTCAGGAGCATGGTTCGGATCGATCTTCTTCGCGTTCAACAAGTCCCCGCAGATAAGGCCGAGCGACTTCATCATCGCGGCGTCCTTGTCGAACCAGTCCTTGTGCTTCTCGATGAAGGCGTTCCTCAGCCTCTCGTTCTCCGGCGTCATCTTGGGCGCGTCCCCATTGACCTTGTCAGCCTTGGGGGCAGCAGCCACCTGAGCGGCGCGGTCCTTGCGGAGCTGCTCGAGCCGGGCCTGCGCCTGCGCCAGACGTGCCTGGTAGTCAGGCTCGGCGACTTCGATGCGGGCTTGGTCCTGAGCGGCTTTGTTCAGCTTGGCGATCGCGTCAGCCACTTTGGCGTGCTCGTCCATCGCGGCGGCCTCCGCATATTCGCGGCGGGCCTCCGAAATCTGGAGGGCGACAAGCTTCTTGGCCGTGTCGATCAGCGAAGCCTCGAGAGCGAACGAGCGGGAAGCGACATGGACGAGCTCGTCCTCGGCTTTCACCTTGAGGTCTTGCTCGGATGCGATGCGCTTCTCTGCGTTCTGGGCGTAGTCGACGAGTTCGTTGAACTTGGGAACCAGCTCGTTGTACTTGCCCGTGATCGCCGAAATCGTCGATACGAGCTTGTTGACGCGCTTGTCGATCCCCTTTGGATAGGCCTTCTTCTTGGCTTTCTCCTCGTCGAGAAGCCCGTTCTCGTCGGAGTCGTCCTCTTCCAGGTCTTTGCCGAACGACTTGAAGTCATCGGCCTTGGCGTGGTGTTGGACGACGTCCCTCGTGAACAAGGAATCGTCGAGATCGTGATGTTGGATGATTGTCTGCGTGCCGCCCTGCGGCTGGTCGTTTTCCCCGCCATCCCCCGCTTCGGGCGCTCCGCCCTTGGGGTTCTGTCCGCCGGAAAGGAAATTCCTGGCGAACTCGCGGGCCTTGGTGACATCAAGGCCTGAAACTGAGCTTTCGACGATTACGCTTTCCTTGGCCATGGCTTATTTGCCCCAGCTTCTCTGGATCGCGTTCGGATCACGCATCACCCCCTCGGGTGCGTCGTCGTTGATGATCCTGAACTCACGGTCGCCCGCCTTGAAGCGCGCTCCGGAATACGACTTGATGTAGACCCAGTCGCCGGGCTTCACCCACGCTCCCGAGGGGAAGCGAACGGTGTCTTTGTAGGCGTCGGGACCGAGGGCCAGAACCAGTCCGGCATTCGATGCGCCTTCCTCATCCTTTTTGTAACCTTCCGGTGCGAGGATCAGGCCGGACTTGCCGACTTTCTCTTCCATCTGCGGAATGGCGACCAGGATGTGGTAGCCGGTGGGCTGCGGCAAAGACGCAAGGTCGAAGTCCGCAAGCGTCATCTGCTTGAAGTTTGTCATTGTTCTCACCTCTCGACAGTTTTAGGAGTTGTCAGCTCACGCGCCAAAGGAACACCGGTGAAGTCTTCCTAACTGAACAATAACATACCCGATTCACGTTTTCGAAGACCTCGTTTCACTTTTCGGTTTCGGGGTCTTCGACTTCCTTCTCGGTGAGGCGGTCGAGGAAGTACTTGCGCGACAGAGAATAGCCCTTGAGAAGACCCGAGAAGAACTTGTACTCGTCGATCGCGTAGCCCCCGGAGCAAATTTGCTCCGAGATTTTCGCCATCTCGCCATCGATCTCGTCGATGATTTTCTGGAACAGCCTGTCGGCGTCCGTTCCCCTCGGACGCTTCCAGATCATCTTACTGTGCTTGGCCATCTAGGACTCCCTTCTGGGCGTGGTTCTGAGCGCCAGAGATCAGCGCGTCGAGAAGCTTCATGTTGACGGCGGACTGCTGGCTCTCGGCGGCTGCTTCCTTGCCGCTGGACTGTTGTGCCCACTCGATCAGCAGGTCAGCTCCGATCTTCTTGCCCGTCTTTTCCGCATCAGCGATGAGCTTGAGGATCGTGAGCAACTTGTCCTGCTCGAGCTTGGCCATGTTGTAGCTGGCGGTATCCGTCGCCTTTTGCTTCTCGATGGCCAGCTGTTCGAGCTGGATTTGGTTGACCGGATCGGCCGCCGCTTCTCGGGATGCCTGAGCCGCCGCTTCGGTCTTGGACTTTCCGAGCACGCGGTCTGATGCCTCGCGGACCATCCCGGCGATCTGGTTCTCGACCTCGGGCGGCATGTCCTCGCCCGGCGGCAGCTGCACGCCGAGTTCGTCCTGGACCTTGTTACGGTAGGCCCAAGCCTGGTGCTCCAGCACGTGCGCCTCGAGTGCGGCCTTGATCGCGCCGCCATACTGGCTCTGGCCGATCATGGCCGCGTTGATCGGGTCGGTGATAAAGGCCATGTGGACGGCGATGTGCGCGTCGTGGTCCTGTTCGGGGCCGACAGCGACGCCCTTTTGCATCATGATGTTCATGTTCTCGGTCACCGGATCGAGCGGCTTGACCGAGTCGTTCTTCATCAGGCCGTCGATGTCTGGTACGCCCAGCGTCTCGAGATATCGCCTGTGGACCTCTGCGAGGTTGTAGAGGTCGGGGGCGGTCGCGACCTGCGCCTGCACGGCCTGCAGCTGCATCATCCTGAGGCCCATCGTGGCCGCGTTCGGGTCGGAGACGGGCACGATGTTGCGCATCGTCGCGATATAGTCGCCTCGGCGCGAGAACTGTGACATGTCGCCCTCGGTCTCATAGGCGTACTGGTCAGAGCCGTATTCGGATTCGAGTCGCGCTTCGATCTGCAGGAGCGACCCGAAGGATGCATGCAGGCGCGAATGCACCGCAGACTGGATTTTCGTCACCTGCTCGAGGATGGCGATGACCGTTCCGACTGGAGCCTCGGAAGACATCGCCTTGGCGTCGAGGTCTCCGATCGATCCTAGACGGCGCGCCTCGTCGACGAGGTTCTGGCCGAGCATCTGAAGGACCTGGGACGGCTCCTTGACCGGGAGCGGGTAGAACGAATCCTTGAGGCTACCAGACGGCGCGTAGGCGTCGCGCCATTCGCCCAAGGCAAACGGCCTGTCCTCGTTCTTCCAGCGCAGGCCCTCGGCCTTGAAGCCAGACGGGTAGGCCGCGAGCGATCCGGTGTCGATCAGCGTGCGCAGGATTTGCGTCGAGCCGCGCGCCAGAGTGCCGATCAGCGCGACGAGACCCATACCGTGCGGGTTCTCGAGGCCGGGCATGTACTGGAAGCGGACGTAGTAGTCGATGCGCTTCTGAGCCGGGTCCCCCTCTTTCCAGTTGCGGCGGATCGAAAGGATTTTCTGGCTGTTCGTGTCGATCACCACGATGTAGGGCACGGCGATGCCGTCCGCGTCGCCGTTCTCGAGGTCGAGTTCGATGTGCATCTCCGCGAGCTGGTAGTGCTCGGGCTGGGTTGGCGGCCGCGAGACGCCGGACTGGCGGCGCTCTTTCTCGGTGACGCGGTCGTCCAGCACGTATGTTGGCGTGCCGATGTCAACGTTCCGGAAGACCCCGGCGCGCTTCATGCGTGCAAAGTCGTTGACGGTGATCTCTGTCAGCTCCGTCAGTCGCGGCGCGGTGTGAATCGAGTTGTATCCGGACGGCACGAGCATCTTGGCCGCCGAGACGGCCTTGATGCGGGGCAGATTGCGGACGGCGTCCCACCAGGCCTTGATGTAGCCGGCACCAGCCAGCGCCACGCGCAGGAGCAGGACCTCGATCTCCTCGCGGGCGTCGACGATGACCTGCGTGAAGGTGTTGTTGATGTCGTTGCGGACGCGCTGGCCTTGCGCCAGACGTTCCTTAGTCTGCTTGCCGACCATCTTGATCTTGGCCGGACCGATGGCCGGGAACAGCGCCTCGATGGCGTTGGCTTGATAGCGGAGCGCTGCTTCGGCGACGACCGGGTGGACGACATCGGACGCGCCTTCCCAGCGCAGGTCCGGCTTGGCTCCGGTCGACAGGCCGAGCAGGGTCAGCCCCTTGGCGTTGTCGGTGATCCACGATTCGCGCGCCTGGCTGTCGTCCTGGATGTGTTGCATCAGCTTCTTGGCCAGAGGCCCGAGCTTGTCGTCGTCCAGGAAGTCCGCGAGGTTCGCGTCGAACGAGGGCGCGGCCAGAGACATCAGGTCTCCGACGGCCTCGTAGGCCTGCGCCATCAGCGCGTCGAGGTCGGAGCCATCGCCAAGAAGATTGAGCGGGGTCTCGTTGACGATGGACACGATGGGTGCCATTGGGTTTTGAAAGTCGATCATCAGTGTCTCGTCCCCTTGCCGAATATGTGGGAGCTGCGTCCGCGTGTCTGTTCTTCGTCGTCGTCGTAATGACGCCGGGTCTTGAGGATTCCCGAATCCTTGAGCCTGATCAGCGCCTGCGACGCGGTGTCGACCAAGTCGTCGGCCTCGCCGTTCGGGAAGGCCGCGCACTGTTCGACCATCTCGTCGGTCCAGCGATGGATCATGCCGCTGATCGTAGGATACCAGACGCGACCGCTTTCAAAGAGGTCGGAAACTTCCGCGACGCGGTACATCTTGCCCCGGGTGCGCGTCGGGGTCTCTCCGATGACCGGAATGCCGTCGGCCCTGAGTTCTGCGATGAGCGGCTCGCCCGCGAGCTTGGTTTCGACGATGACCAGTTCCGGCTTGTGCGTCTTGTAGTGGAGCTTCGCGAACTCCTTCAGTTCCGGCCAGTTCATCTTGCGGGTCTCGCAGTCGACGAGGATGGCGTTCGCCTCGATCTTCCCCGTCTTTCGGTCCGGCCACTCGAATATGCCCCATGTCGACACGGCGGTCGGGTTCGACCAGTCGTTCTTGGTGATGGCGGTGTCGAGCGACTGCAGGAGCATCTCGATCTTGGGCATGCCGTCCGGATTCTTGGCGGAACGATACGCGTCGCAGTTCCAGCCTCTCCACCACTCGCGCTTGATCGTCGCCGACATCTCCGACGTCGGGTCCTGCATGTAGGTCGACGACCACTGCGCGATCGACATCGACTCCTTCTTGAGGAGCAGCGCGTTCAGCTTCCAGAATTCGGGCCAGAGACACTCGGTCTCGTTCTCGTTGAGCGCCGGGAAGACGATCTCCTCCCAGTATTCGCCCGTCTGCTTGGCCAGCTGCTTGATCTTGGCGCACATGTCGATGTCCGCCCACCTGGTCATCACCACGATGATGACGCCGTCCGGCTGGAGACGGTGGAGCGGACCCGTACGGAACCAGTCCCAGTCCTTTTCGAAGGCCGCCTTGTTGACGCCGCCCTTGACGTGCTGCTCGGAGTGGGGGTCGTCGACGATGATGTAGTTGCCGCCCTTTCCGGCGACCTTGGAGTCGACGCCCATGGCGAAGTACTGGCCGTTGGCGGTCGTTCCCCAGCGCGACGCGGAGGCGTTGGTCTTCGACACCATCGTGTCGAAAATCTCGTGGTACTCGGCGGTGTCGATGGTGTCTCTGACGCGGCGTCCGAAGACTTCGGCGAGTTCGGCGGTGTGCGAAATCTCCATGACCTTGGAGGCTGGATTGTGCCCCATAAGCCATGTTGGCAACAGCCAGCTGGTGAATTCGGACTTGCAGTGACGGGGCGGGACCGAGATTATCAGGCGCTTGAGGGTGCCTGCGGCGATGCGCTCGAAGGCGTTTGCCATGATTCTTAGGTGTTCGCCCTCGATCATCGCAGTGCCGAATGTGGCTTTCCACATGCGTCTTGCGTAGGGCATGAATGAGGTCTTGCACTCGGCGACGTCGAGCTTCTTCTCGACGGCTTCGATCATGGTGGCGATCTCGCCAGCGTCGGCGTCGTCCATGAATTCGAGATGCTGGGCGACGTAGTCCTGGTATTCCTCGAGCAGGAGCTGGTATTCCAGCACCTCTTCCTGATAATCCTCGTAGGTCTTCATGGGGTTCCTCCGCTGCGCCCGTGCGAAGCTTGGCGAGACATCACACGGGCGCTTTGCAGGACAGAGTGGACCCCCGCAACATCATTGTAGCAACCCGCATGGATGTTTTCGAAGACTCCGGTCATGGAAATCTTCATCCCGTGATCAGAAGCTCGCGGACGTCCTTGGCGACGATCTTGAGGCCTCTGGTGTTGCGGGCCGAGTAGTCGATGAGGCCGAGCTTGTCGAGGTCGAGAAGGCGGCCGTAGGCGGAGATGCGCGAGACGCCGAGCTTGTATCCGAGCTCGTCGAGAGACGGGGCCATGCCGAACTCCACGATCCACTCCTTGAGGGTCTCCAGCGTCACGCCCAGCCTCGGCGTCCATACGACGTCGCGCTCGACCTTGTTCTTCCGCTGTCTGCTCATCTTCGTTCCCCATTGAGTTCAGGTTTTATTTAGTTCTACCTTCACGATACCAATAGACCCTGCCGTTTTCGAAGTATTAATTGGTTGACGCATGGACCAGATTGTCAACACTGGTAAATCGCACAAGGTTGGGGAAGTTAGCTGGCGGGCGTTTATTCGGGCGGCGTTCCCGGACACCGGGGAGACACCCTCCTGAGGATCGTCGCTGGCGGTCGATTGGTTCCGTAGACGTGGTTCGATGCCCGGCGACGGATTGACGGCGTCTGGCGGCCTTCTAAAACGCACCGCTGGTGCGCCTTGGCCTATGCCTGCGGCAACGGCACACCTCGGGACGCTTGCAGCGCCCTCGGAAGAGCCCCTTTTCCGGCCCGTTCCACGGTCCTTCAAAGGGGAGGCCTGCGGCTCTTTTAAGACCGCCGCTTCGCGTCGGAGCTGCGCCTTGGATTAGCATCTCGTCCACCCGTTACTACAGGGTTGAGAATCAGATTTTGGAAAAATAACGGCGTTACGTTTCCCCGCGTAACGCCGTTACGCTTCGAACACCAGTTTCGGGCCCCGTCTTTTGTCGTCCAGGATGGAGTTCAGATAGTCGACGATCCGGCCTCTGTAGTCGAACTCGAATCGCAGTTTCTGGAGCGAGAGTTCGGTCTCGGCACCCTCGATGATCTGCAGCAGAGCGGGTGGAAGGCTGCCCCATGGCGACGCGACGTCGAGGTGCTGGGTCAGCACGCGGGCGAGCTGCATGCAGAGCGCTCGCGACACCTCGCGGTCGGTCGGATTGCCCGATTCGACGGATTTGGTGCGGTAGCGCTTCTGGCGCGTCGCGGTCGCTGTGGGTGCCTTCTTCCTTGGCATGGGTTCGTCCGTGGTTGTTCTTTAAAGATACTTAAAGTTACTGAAGCCGACAAGCGATAAACTTGCCGCCGTCTGAATAATATCGTAACATTACATGGGAACGGAGAGGATTTCACTTCATGAAGCGCAAACACTACCTGAAAATGAGCGATAAGGACCGCCGCAACTACCTCGAACTGCTGGTGATGCGGGTGTTCGGCACCCGTTTCGACGACTTCGCGGAGCTGACGGAACTTCAGACTGGCAACGCCGACGCGGCTCTGGACCAGCTGAAAATAGCCGGCGACAAGTTCGTGGTGTTCGGCACGCCGGGCAACAAGGACTGCCGCTTCATGGTCCGGGAACGTTATGTTGACGCGCTGGTGCGCGCATCGAGGAGCTTTGGCGATGGACACCCTGCAGGCGCTTCGGAAGTTGATGAAGGACAAGCGAGTTCTGACGCTGGAGGACATGGCGTCGGAGCTGAGGAAGGCCCAGCCTGACTACGACTACGGCCAGCTGGTTGTGGCGGTGTGGACGCTGAGGATGGAGGGTGTCATCGTCGAGATCGGCGAGGACACGTATGGCCTCTACCAACCCACGGGGCTGACACCGGAGCAGGAGTCCGAGTGTCGCAGCATCGGCTATGACCGCCATGCCGTGTCGGAGTGGATGAAGCGGCGGGAATGCGGTTTCGAGGAGGCCCTATGGCAGATTCGCGAAGTCAGGAAGACCACGACGAGGTTCGACGGGATCATCTTCAAGGGCGAGGGGCTGTAGAGCCGAGGTCTTTCGTTAAGGGTCCGTTGACCATCCACGTCTTTCCCGCTTGCGACTACGACCTGGATTCGATACAAGCCTCCCGAAGGGCAAGGAGATTCCCCATGGTCGAACGCTACGAGAACGTCTGGAACGAGGAAGACGCGGCATTCCTGGCCTCCGTCGGCTCCAAGTCCCATGTCGGCGGCGTCTCCGCCTTGGTCCATTACGGACTGACCACCGCCGTTCCGTGGCAGGTCCACGTCTACTGCGACGCCAAGGACGTCGCCAGCGTGCGCTCCGCTGTTTCCAAATCAGGCGCTTTCTCCCACGAGGTCGCCGTGCGCGTCCGCGAGGCCCGCGTCAACGAAGACGTCGTCGACGGCCAGTTGAGCGAGGCCTATGGCGGCGGCAAGGTCCGCGTCGCAAACGTCTACCGCGCCGTGGTCGAGGCCTTGCTGGACGACGAATTCGTCGACGACGACTGCAAGTTCGAGGTCGTCGCCATGTTCAAGGGCCGCCCCACCTTGTCCGTCGGCCGCGTCGACAAGGCCGCCTACTATTTCGGCCCCGAGGCGCGCCGGCGCGTGAAGGCCTATTTCGACGCTTGCAAGTAAGCTTGTTATGGTCCTGTTCAACCACAGAGCAGGACCATAACAATGGAACAGAAACCACCGATCGGTTACCGCATAGCCACATCCATCGTCGCCAAGGCCGCGAACCTCAAGGATTCGAGCGGCAATCCCATGCCGAAAGTGCCTGGACACATCGTCGGAGGCCAGTATTTCCGCACCAGAATCCTGTACAGGGTCGCGCGTTCTCAGGAATGCGACCCGAAATTCGTGCTCAAGGGCGGCATGCTCCATCTGCTGGCCGAGGGCCTCGGGACGTCTCGGCCGACTTCCGACATCGACATCCACGCCCATGAGGATGTCGATGACCTCGACAACGTGATGAAGTTCATCCTCGAGTCGGACTATTACGACGAGGAGGGTCTGGTGGAGGACGGACTTTCAATCGAATCCGTGACCCCCGAGGGCCTTCAGCATTCGGGCGGAGAGGGCCGCAGGTATTGGGTCAGGGGCAAGATCGGCGAACTGGCGGTCTCGACGCATATCGACGTCGGCTTCGGCGGCGTCCGCCCCCATGACCTCGAATGGCGTGAACTCTCGACGTTCGGCCAGAAAATCCACACGACGCAGATGCTCTGCTACCCCGACCACTACGTCGTGGCGGAGAAGCTCCACGCAGTCCAAGTGCACGGCATGGCCAACACGCGGGTGCGCGACTTCTACGACCTCAGGAACATGCTCAGGAACGGACGTGTCGACGCGCACAAAGTCGTCAAGGCGCTGGTGAAGACGCATCTCGAGCGCGGCACGTGGGTGGACGCGGCCCCTGTGGGCCTGACGGAGGCCTTCGGCGTGGCGCAGGAGAAGAACTGGACGACATGGCACAACAGGCAGGGAGTGCGCAGGGACGGCTCTCTGGCCGACTGCGTGGCCGAGGTGGGAGACTTCTACCGGAACCTGCTCACACGGGCACGGGATGCAGTTGCTGGCCCTTCTGCCCGGCCTTCGACAGCGGAATGCGCCAGACATCCGGCGTGACGGGTGGCAGTTCGGGCACGTTCTCGAACAGATGCGCGAAATACCCCAGAGCCAGTTCCCTTGCCCGGTGCACCACGCCGGGCAATCTGCTTTTGACGGTAACGTGCAGCGTCATGCCCTGCTGGCCGACGTAGGACTTCACCTTGTCCGCGCCTTCGACGTCCAGGTCCTGGGCAAAGGCCAACAGCGCCTCGTGGAAGTGGTCCACGGTGGGCGTGAGCGGCAGGATGATGTGGTGTACGGTGTCGGGGAAGCCGCGCTTGTCGATGCCCTGCGTGCGCTTGACGCCCTCCATCTGGGCGCTCCATACGCCTCCTGTGTCGAAGTTCGCCTTGTAGGCGTCGACCAGTGCGAAGGATGCGTCGCGGACCTTGTCGGGGTCCTCTCCAAGGACAAGCAAGCCGAAATCGTCGGGTGACGTTGTCCGGAACAGCGCCTGGCATCCCGTCACCTCTGGAATCCGCCTGATCTGGTCCTTTGAAAAGCTCATTTTTCAGTCCATTTGTCGATGAGATTCGGGTCTAAAATCCGTTGAGGGGGGTGTTTCACAATGTGGATTTCGACGTTTTTGTGGGTTTCGCGCCACATTCCGTCGTTTAGGAACTCGTCCCAAGCCATGAAACCCGCGAAAGCGGCGGCCACGACGAGCAAGGAGCCATGCAGGGCGACGTCGAAGTCGCATTTCTCGTTCATGTCCAGAAACTTACAGCATTCCCCGAAAAACCACCGTATTTTAGCCATTCCAGACCCTCCTACCGTATATGCGTGGAGTCTTATGTATGTGATTCACGTCGCAAACAAGGCTGGAATGTGGCTGTTGCGCGTACTATTTCCGCCTTTTCCACGGAGTCTTGGGCAGTTGCACAACATTGTGGCGGCCTACTTCGCGTGTGAAGAGGTCCAAAACGCCTACCGGAACACCGTATTCGATCTTTCCTTCGACCCATTCGAGCGCCAGACGGGCCTCGAGGGGCGAATTCTGGCAGTCACGCTGCAGGTTGCGGTACTTGACCGCGTCATCGCGGAGGAACGGGTGGTTCGAGAGGTAGTTCTCGATGATCGCCAGCTCCAGCAGGCGGGGCATCTCGTCGGCTTCGTCTTCCATATCTTCCTCAGGCTTGTAGAACTTACCCTCGATCTTGCGCTCGAGGAGCATTTCGAGCAAGGAGCGGGTCTCTGGGTTCTCATCGAGGTCCAGGTGGTTGTCGTTGGACGATTTCATCACAGCATCCTCCAGAGCGCCGCGGCACCGACGACCGCGAGCAGGTTTACGATAATGGCATATGCCAGCACCACGCAGACGGCGATCTTCTCGCCGCGCGTCAGGAGTGCAGGAGCCGGCTCGGTGGAGACTTCGTAATCAAGCGGCTGGTGCATCGTACCACTCCTCGACATGATCATGGATGTAGATCAGGACGTCGCTGAGGACCATGTCCCACTCGCCCTTCTTCGAATAGATGGCCTTGTATCCGTCGTCGACATAGCGCAGGACCTTGGCGCATGCGTCCTCGTCCATGCTTCCCATAGAAACCTCGAATTCCAGTTCGAAGTTCAGCTCGGGCTTGAGGATTTCCAAGATGCCTGAGCGAACCTGACAGATGGTGCTAGCCTGAAGAAAACGTCCGTATGTCGGTGTCGACAGATTCTTGATCATGGCAAGAATGTCGTCCTTCAACTCCCGCTTCCTCCTGGCGATCTCCGCTTCTCGGCCGCGCTTCGAATCCTTGTGCATGTCCCACTTGTCGTTCCAGATCGACGCCCGTACAGCGGCGTCCTTGGACAGCAACAGGTTGACGAGCGCGGTCGTGCGCTGGGCGTTGCGCGGCGTCGTCTCGACGATGTCCCATGCCTGGTCGTGGAAGCGCTTGGAGACGGCCTGAAGCCTCTCTGGCAGGTGTCCGTATTCGAAGAGCTGGAGGTATGGTTCGTTCTCGGTCATCACTTCGCTCCCAATGCGGCGGCCATGGCGATCTGCGCCAGCGCGATGCCCTTGTCTACGTTTCCGTATTCGACGCCATCTCCGCCCCATTCCAGGATTTCGTCGGCGGCCGTGTCGAACATGCGGTGGACGATCGTCGTGCCGTCCTCCTCTTCCTTCTGGAGCTGGCGCGCCATCTCCTTGGCGAACTCGGCGACATCGGGGACGTGGTAATCGCCCGGCCATTTGGGGCCGTTCTGCACGGCGAATGCCAGAAGGGCGACGTCGATCGAGATGACGAGCCTGCCGCCTTCGACCTTCACGGAGAGTTGCTGTGATTCTGTCATTGCGACTTCCTTTGCTTGAGGATTGCTTCTGCCATGTCCCTGAGCGACCCGTAGTCGGCCATCAGGCGGCCGCGCATCATGGAAAGCATGGCGAGGTCATGGTCGTCGGAGACGTTGTTGTCGAGTTCGCAGGTGGTCTCGACGAGACGGTCCAGATCGTCCTTGAAGGCGTGGATGCGACGCACGGCGTCTTCGAAGCGCTGCTTCTTGTCCTCGCGCTTCTGCCAGCCCGGGCCGTAGTCCTCGGGGTTAAGGCCGCCCAGTTCGAGGGCTTCGTCGCGTGGATGACCCTTGAGGACGTGGCCCCACGCAGTCCATGTCGGACAGCGGTCGTGTTTCGGGCGGATGTCGATGTTGGCGAGGACGTGGCGTCCGATGATCGCCGCCTCCTCAAGGGTCTCGAAGGAATGACGCACAAGAGACTTGATGAAGCGCGCGTCACGCGGACCCGCGCCGCCGATCCATTCGTTGACACCGACCACATACGGGCCGTCGGCCTGCTTGTAGTCGAGGAAGATGTAGACATCGAGACCGAGGGCTTTGCCATCGTCGAGGAAAGCCTTGTGGTCGTCGTTGATCGGGTGCCTGAGGAAAGTCATTGGAAGACTCCAATTCATGCACCCGACTATGTGTTAAGGTTTCGTTCAAGTCAAACGCCGACGGCTATTTGACCCATTCCCGCATCATCTGCGTCACGCGTTGGTCGGCTTCTGGGGCTTCAGGCCAAGTCTTGGACATCGCC